TACCAACCGAGGACACCTGAGTCGTATCGCACGTTAGGAATCGCGTAACCGCGAATCTTATTGACTGCGTTACGGACGAAGGATGCCATGTTATACAATCCCTTAAGATAGAGATTGTTATGACAATCGATCGCCGAAACTATTGACTCAGGTTCGGCCTTCGATGGACATCTTTTAACGCTCACAGCAGTCACATTGTGACCGTCGTAAGCGTCCATACCACAACTCTCACGAAACTTACCGTTTACGTGAGTTTTGGATAGGTTCACTCGCAGACCAAGCGAGTGAAGAAAGTCCATAGTGAGTTCCGTGGCATGCTCAGGGACGATAATATCGTCACCGAACACTCGGACCCTCCGACCTACTCCAAGCATATTGGCGTATGTCACGTCGAGACCTTCCTCAATGAGGACGGCCGCTGCCGCGATAGTAGCAAATATGATGGATTGAACCGGAAAGGTTACCGCAGATCCCATAGTAGAAAACTTTCTCAGCATTGCAAACTGAGGAGATTTCTTATCGAGATCCTGACGGATCCACTGGGTCCTGCAAGAATGCAGGGCCTCAAGGATCGGGAAGTTGAGACGGAAAAACCGCTCAACCAACCAGCAGGAAATTCGATCGGACGCACTCGAGAGGTCAATCGTCGAATGCGAACCGCTATGAGAGGCCTCGAGAGCAAGGGACCCATTATGAGATTGGTCACGGAAGTGAACCATGTCCCGTAATGGAGTCTTCTTAATCTCAGTCATGAAGAAGTCACGCATAATCTGCTGACACCATTGATGCGATACAGGTTCCGCGGCGATAAGCCTCGGGCCCTTGTATGCCTTTGGTACAGCAAGAAGATGTGCGCTTGGGTTAGAGTCCGTGAAGGACTGTTCACACCAAGATTCATGATGAACGGTGTCAGCCCACAAACCGTAGTTCGCAAATGCGAAGTCGGCCATGGGAAAACTCTGTTCAAGGCGCGAGGACCATGAAGGAAAAGTGTACTTGTGAAGTACCTTACCTTTCATGTCCGCTACTGCACCGGG